GCTGGACAAGGTTCCTGAGTGCATTCAATCCTCTCTCTGCGATTCGAATTTGATTCTGCGCTCCTTGAGGAATATAAGGTATTAAAGCTTGGGCCATTTAAGGCTATGTTTTCAAAAGTTGTGTTATGGGTCGAGTTGTTCATATAATCTTTACAAGCTGGGCCCGGCGCACTATGCATCCGCTTCCAACCAGCGGTCAAGGCCTGGTACCAGGACCGTCGTGGGAAGGGACGTTATGTTGTTCAATTGTTCTACAATAAATTGCATATCCGGCTGTCCGTACCAATGAACGAAAGCTGCCCATGTCATAGCATCCCGCTGATGAACACGTTCAGCATGTTTTCGCCACTGGTACACCGGATTGACTACCACGCTATCTGTTAGTTGGAGTATCCTTTCCAGGAATTCTCCAACCACAGGAACGTGTCTGCAGCTATTGTAGAGGCCAAGAGCATTGCCCCTAGCAAGCTGCAGAAGTCGGTCGCCACGCGTATCCGCTAGTGTCCAGGCAAATTTACTTAAAAATCTGCCAACTTTTGGTCCTAAAACTGTACCGTCTCCAGTAGGCCAAAAGCGTTGTGAACAAAATGTGAGGTCGATTGGATCTTCGCGTAGTATTGGCTCAGCCTCCATGCCGGCCAGCGCAAACTCAATACGCACTTCCTCGACAGAAAAACGTCGTGATCTACGGACGAGTAATACGACGTCATCGCCAAGGATGATTGCCCTCCAACAATTGGTAGGAATGTTCAGTCTATGGAACATGGATAGCAGGACATACCCCGTCATCATGCTGTTGCCACATGACGTATTCGGGTCGCCGCTCTTCCTGGTTGCACTCACTGTGTAATACGTACCATGCCTTCCGATACCACGGGTCTTCTCCTGGAGCTGAACAGCCAGAAGCGAGTCCCCTGTGAGTCCACATGATTCGTAAACGGCCCTCTCAAAACGGAGAGCTTCAATACACACGGTGCAGTCCATCCTAACCAAATCGCTTTCTATCCCATAGCAGTCACCCAAGTGCTGAATTGCCATGTCATACCACTGGCCCACCCCTTCCGCGGTGAGACCTGATGCATAACAAACACAGTTCTTGATTGACCACACTGAAGATAAAACCTTACCAAACTTCCACATCCATGGACCCAGAGCCACACG